AGCACTTTTTCCACGAGGATGAAAACCATCCTACTCCACCGAGAGAACCTCGGAAATTAACCAATCTCGTTAGATTGGCAGGACGTCAGTGTACGAAAGAACATACACGTCGCTTAGCCCGTATGACACGGAATCGCGCAAGAAAACACGATTTCCCGTGCCGCAGATACCGCTGAGCTTCGAGTACAAGTGCGGCAAGAAATCCTTCTCTTTTTGAAAAAGAAGGGGACGCCCGTTCCGGTCTAAGACTGGAACAGGTAGAGGCTGCAAACACTTGACAAGGAAGCCACCGTAGCCACGCTTAGGCGAACGGTTAAGGCTAGGAAGTGCTCGATCGAAGCTGGTATGGATCACTCCATCGCCTGCTTCAGGAGGCCCAAAACATCTGAGATGTGATGGGATCCTTCGAATGACCAGGTTACGGAGAGCCCACACTTTGCCATAAGCAAAGCCAGGCACCCCGATAAGGCGATTCGCAAGAACCGCCAACTGGTTACAGAGCACAAAAGCCTGAGGTACGGTATCGACCGCTTCCGTGAGGAAGATCGGTCGGGCATCTTTTCCATAATAGTAGTCTTTCCCACACGATTCGAAGAAGACCCCCGCAACATACGACTTTTCGGTGTTTACCGAGAAGCCACATGCGGAAAGGGTCTCGACTAGTAATGTGGCTACTTCTTGAGGTACGATGATATCATCACCGTAAGAACTCACCGAGTCCCTGATCCGACAGTTGTCGAGACCAAGAACTTCACTCGCCGCCCAGGCAAGTGAAAAGAAGATGAGTGTCTCAAGCGGAAAAGTGTACCCATTCCCCATCGACGAGACTTTCTCCAATCTGTAAGACTGAAGGGAGCCCCCACGTGCCTTAACGGCGGTGTGGGTGCACCTTGTTTTTAGCAAGGCGTCAAGCCAGAAAGGGTCCGCATCTGCCAACAAATCTATGACTAGATTCGTTGACACGCTGTCCGATGCAGAAGAGAGATCAATGGTCGCGAGACCATGACTCACAGCCAGCTCCGCAAGGCGCTGATTCCGCGTTTGATCGCGTATATCAACACCATAGCGTCGAAGACGTTTCGACATCAACTCACCTATACCCAGCTGGACAAAAATATTCCAGCGAGGCTCGATGCATATCGGCCGATCAGTCAGTGCTGTTTTGGGTACGAAAGCTAACCTGCTTGTGGCAACGCGCTGAGCGTCGTTCCACAGGTCGCAGAGTTTCGATGGATCTTGTTCGGTCAACTCAGGCCGAGGCGCAGACAGGTCCGCGCCCTCGAACTGAGATCCGAATAAGTCGTCCAGGAAATCTGCGCACGCAGGTGTGACAGATCCCGGTTGGCTGAACTTATGGAATCGCGAGGAGTTCCTCGCGCGGCCATCAGTGTCAGCCCCGGGCCCGAAATGGCACGCGTTCTTCAAGAAAACAAGATCACTAGAAGTGACCTCGCCAAGTATCCGAGTGATTTTCCGCCGAGCTGTCGAAATGACATGCTCAACGTCGGGGGGAAACGCTTGCTTCCCTGACCAACGATCTCGGAATGTGGCATTCGTTTTCGCGCAGACCAATTCTGCCTGACGCCACTTGTCAAGTGCCACACCTTCGAGGTCCACACCGGTTTTGAAGCCGGAGTATTTCCGAAAGAATGAAACAGCCTGAGTAGCGAGGAGAAATTCCTGGTGGCTATAACTCGACCATTCTGCAAAGAATGGGTCGAGACGAAGACGAGCAAGTTGTTCAAACTCGCCAGCCTCATACAGCATGTACGCTGCTACAGCACAGGGAGATCCGGAAAGAACGCAGAGACGTCGAAACACCTCGCCCTCTACAGGGTTAGACCCCTTCGGGAGCGAGATATCAACGTGGCGTGAAGATGTTGAGGCCATATTAGGGCTACATCACATCTGAGTCACGTGTGCCAAAAGACGTCCATCCGCTTCTATTAGAAACGTGATTTGCAAGGGCCGCTGCTGCCCCACACCATCGAGTTGACCGAGTGCAAGACTCGGCGCGATCTGTGTGAGACAAGAGAGAACCTCGGAACTCCAATCACGCCCAACAGGGTAAGATGGGGGTCCTTTTTGCGCTAAGTACGCGCAAACTCTTGTGTGTATGTCCGCCAGAACAAGGGCGAGAGACTGATCGGTGAAGGCATCAAAGCCATCATCGACACGCTCGTAGAGCCCCAGACGGAAGTCCAATACACCAGTGAAGTTCGCAAGCAGGTTCACTGTAATCGTCCCGGGAGGGACGACACGCGTGCTGCGAGGGAACGAATCTACGACTCTGTCCATGATTCGTTCACCTCCGACTTAGGTCGGGATATCCAGGTTGACAACGGCCTGGTATGCCGGGTTCGATGCTGCCGCAATGGCCATGAGGTTCGTCACGTAAGCGACGATGTCCTTCCGGTTCTGCAGAGTTGATCGAACGGGGCACTTAACCTCGAGTCGGGCCATCATCTGGTACGCCGGCTTCGGGGACGGGGTGTAACCCCCATCCGAGCCCGAAATGGTTTCCAGGATGGGCACGACGATGCGCAGGTCCAGCTTGTTCTCCGCAGTGGCACCCTTGCCAAATTTCTTCAGCGATTGGGTGATGTACGGCAAGCCGATATCCATGCCCGACGACAGATCTTTCCAAATGGCAAGATCCATCGTCGCGCCGCGCTTCGAGAAGGTGTGCGCCACGGGTGTGGTCGCACCGTCATTGATGACGATGTCAGCTTGTGCACTCATGCACGTTTCCTTGGGAGAGGCCTGTGAGGGCCGGGTTTAGGTGGATAGGTGCGCTTTGTTAGGCACCACGTGTCGTCTTGTGAACGTCGAACACCTGCGCAAGCAGGCTCGCACTCGTAGCGAGTTTCCACAGAGGCCCATTTCCCAATGGGTTTCTCAGTGAAGGTAACGGATTTTCGGGCCACGTGCCTAACCCCTGACGCTCAAAGTCCACTTCACGGAAGTGTTGTGAACCCTGAGTATGAAGGGAGTGTGGTTGAGGTCCCGGATAATCGATGTCGACATTCAGTAGGACGGTCATGTTCCGCTCCGTCAACGTAGATTTAGTCCCGCTCTGGAAGGTGAAGCCGTCAAAGGTGTTTAGCCTTTTCAGGTACCCCGAAACGTTGTAAACCCAGTCAACTACAAAGGAGTACGGAAGTAGTTCCCATGCGAGTAATGCAGGATTGTCAAGCCCCGTCTGGGAAAGGGCTGCGCGTCCATACGAATCAAGTTGATACTTGACAACGTAACGGATACGTGTCTTGACGTCGAGATAAAAGGCCCTCTCTGGGGTAACCCAGTGATAAGACCGATTATACTCTTCTCTACCACTAGCTTTTTCGTGATAGAGATCACCAACTGCGTGAGACGCAAGCAATTCTGCCGAACCGTAGATGTCGTCAACTAGTGGACCCCACCCGAAGGTGAACTCCAACCAGTGTGACGCAAGGCGCTTCTCAGGAGATGTTTGTTTGACCTTCTGAAAAGCGCGATCAAGACGGATAGCATGGCCGCCATGACCTCTTAGGACTTCAAGACTGAGGGCCTTCTCGAAACCTCGCCAATCGGCATGCCTAACCGCGCGAGCGGCAGACACGATACGATTGACGTTGTTTACGATGAGGCCCACAGTTTGCTTACGTTCGGCAAACATCTGGCCAACGTTGACGTGCATTTTGTTCACACGTCTATGAAGTCTGTTAAGCGCTACAAGGTTCACCTCGTCGCGGCAGTCGCCGATACCAAACGAGGAAGGTTGGAAAGCATTTATGTGACAGCAGTGTCCCGCACTCTGTTCGGACCACGTCCAATCGGGCTGCTTACCAAGGCTATGGTACCCGGTATCTGAGTAACTCAGTATCCGAGCACTGTAGTCTGTGTTGGGCAGCCGCTTCTTCTCTCTTTTAAGGAGAGCGAAGTTAGGGGTGGTAGAGCGTTGAGCGGTTCGATAATAGGAGTAGCACCCATACGTAGACGGGTCAACGAGAGTAGTTGTAGTCGAGGCGGTCCACCCATCAAAGTACGTACTGGTTGCCGTATAGGCAGCCAGTGGCGTAATCTGGGGGTTAACCTTCGGCTTAGACGTCCTCTCACCACGCAGCCAAGCTGCATGGCGTGCCAGTTTCGCCGAGCGGCGAGCACTGACAACTTCTCTATGTATCTTTCGGATCTCAGCATTTACATACTTACGATCCGCGAGGAACTTTCTTGCAAGCTCCAACTGCTTCTGCCTATAGGCATCGGACCAGGTCCGAGCCGGACGCTGAACGCGTTTCTTCATGGCAAAGTCACCTCCAACCTGCTAGGATGTAAACCTTCACGTGTGAGGTTGATTACACACGATTCGGTTGGGATAAAACATCCCAGCCGAGGGCCCAGTTGGGCCCCCGAAGAACTCAGGTTTCCTGAGCTCAAGAAAGAACCCCTCCTAAGGAGG